ATGAGCAGACCATCACCCCCGACCTACAAGATCAGGAACTGGCGGACCTACAACGAAGCGCTTAAGCGCCGGGGCTCGCTGACAATCTGGTTCGATCCCGAGATGACGTGGGAGGCCAAGCCGACCGGCAAGCGTGGTCGACAGCCTACCTATAGCGACGCCGCGATCCAGACCTGCCTGACGATGAAAGTTCTGTTTGGCATGGCGCTCAGGCAGACGACCGGCTTCGTCGAAAGCCTTTTGCGGTTGAGCGGGCTGGACTGGTCGGTGCCGGATTTCAGCACCGTGTCACGCCGCCAGAAAACGCTGGCCGTGAACATCCCGTATCGGGGTTCGCAGGGGCCGCTACACCTGCTCATCGACAGTACCGGGATCAAGGTCGAGGGCGAAGGGGAGTGGAATGCCCGCAAGCATGGCGGCTCCAAACGCCGCGTCTGGCGCAAGGTTCACCTTGGGATCGACGAGAAAACACTGGAAATCCGAGCGGTCGAGTTCACCAGCAGCGATATTGGCGATGCACCCATGTTGCCGGAACTGCTCGACCAGATCCCGCCCGCTCAGGAGATAGGCAGTGTCACCGCAGACGGCGCCTACGATACCCGCAAGTGTCACAATGCCATCGCTGACCGCGGGGCAAATGCCGTAATCCCGCCCCGCAAGAACGCAAAACCCTGGAAGCCCGCCCCGGCAGGAGCCATTGCGCGCAACGATGCCCTCCGGGCGACGAAGTACCTTGGACGGGCACTCTGGCGAAAATGGAGCGGATACCACCGCCGGAGCCGCGTCGAGACAAAGATGCACTGCTTAAAACTGCTGGGCCAACGGCTGATGGCACGCAGACCTGACTGCCAGGTCGCCGAACTTCAGATTCGTGTTGCCGTAATGAACGACTTCACCGCACTCGGCATACCCGTCACAGAGGCGGTGGGATAAGTGTGTCCGGGGAAAGGGGAGGCATGGCCGCCACCTGATTTACGGAACAGAGTTGGGGGCAGTTGCCAGAATCGACGAGAATTGAGACACCTGCCACATGACATCGGATTGTTGTCGTCAGTGATGTCCTATCAGGGCCGACCCGTCTCTGTCATGTGAAGAACAACGCATCACCGCACCAGCCATTCCTCGACCGCATCCGACACGTCGCGCAGCTTGATCCAGCGCGCGCCCGTGGGTTGGCCCTTGCGTAGCCGCAGCTTGCCCATGAGGCCCACCGCCACCCATTCGGGCCGCTCGGCGCGCGGCGTGTAGGGCCGGGCCGGGTCGTATGCCGGATTGAGCGCCGGCCGGGTGCCCGCCGTCCTGACCGCATCCGCCGGCGGCACCACGCCAGAGGGCAGGCGGTCGGCCATGTAGCTGACGGGTTCCGGATCGTCCTCCGTCCCGGCGTTCCACGACAGGTACTCGCAGGGCTCTTCGATCACCGCGCCGTAATCGTCGCGCAGGTACTTGCCGGACCAGGCATTGCCCGCCGCATCGCCCAGCACCGTCGGGTTGGCCGAGACCACGCCGACGGGTTCCTCTCCGGGCTGCGCGGGGCGTACCTTGCCGCCCTCCAGCACCACCGCCAGCCCACGCCGGTCCTCGGCGTCGGGGTTTCCATCGGCCCATTCGAACATCTCGGCATAGTCGGCCCCAGCCCCGGAATAGGCCCCGTCCGCGTAGGTCGCGCCGTCGCCCGCCACGCGGAATTTAGGGTCAGAAAAACCGTTCGTGGTCATACGGATCAGGTTGAACGCGCTGCTGGCAGAGATGTCTGTGTCGATATCAACCACATTAGATGTGAATGCAGCATTGGTGGCCTTGAACCGTGCTACGGACTGGTTGGCAGTGTCATATACACTCAACTTCCGAGTCGGACTGGTAATACCTACCCCAAGCCCCGTTGCGGTCCACCTCCCCAGCGTCACACCTGCCACAAACCACTGGTGAAATGTCGCGCCGCTGGCATCCCGGGAAATGCGGTAGTCATTGGAGATGAACACGCCGTTGTCATCGAGTGACTTGATGAAGAACGAATCGCTTGAACTCACAAGGCCGACACTCTGGTACCCCGTCGTTCCGCTGGTATTTTTCAATATGATCGACGCTGAGGCACCTTCCAGCCATGCGTCCCCGGCCACGTGCAGCTTCTCGGTCGGGGTCGTGATGCCGAGGCCGACATTACCCGTCCCGTCGATCGACAGGGCCTCGGTCCAGGTCGTGCCATCGCCGGACACCTTGACCGAGAACCCGGTGCCGCCCATCAGCCCCATCTCGGCATGCCCCGTCCAGCCCGACTGGAACAGGACGCTGGCGGTATTGCTGTCCGACGCCTTGTTGATCTTGACCTGATGCCCGGCGCCGTCATGGCTCAGCAGCGTCGCGTCCGCCTTCACCGACAGCCGGTTGGTGGCGTCGGCCGTGGTGTTGATGCCGAGCATCGGGACATTCTGCATGAAATCTCGCCAGCTTGCGCCATCGAAGACCAGCAGAACCGCCTCATCCTCGATCCAGACGCGCCAGCCCGCTTGCGGCGCGAGCCGGACCCACGCCCCGCCGGAGAACAGCACCAGATCGCCATCCCAGCCGGCCCATGCACCCGTGGCGCCGGGTGCCACGATGTAGCGGTCGCCCTCGGCGGGGCTCGCGGGTGGCGCGGTCAGATCCCTGTCCTTGACCGCAAGCTGCACCAGCCCGTCGAGCCGATCGAGGGCCTCGTTGTGGGTGACATGCTTTTGCGCCTGTGCGGCGGCGATGTAGGGAAGCGCGAGGTTTGGCGTCGTCATGGAAGCCTCATGTGATGGTAAGGGTGGCCTCGGCAGGGCTGCCGCGTCCGACGGTTGGCGAGAGTTGGGTGACGCGGATGGTCAGGGTTGCGCCGGGTGCGAGAACCGCGCCCCAGTCTGCCGTCTGGTGGGCGGCGGTGTAGGTGGCGCTGGTCGTTCCGGTGGCCAGTGTGCGTTTCACGGTGGCGCCGTCGAGAATGTCGATCTCCCAAGCCTCGGGCGTGTCCAGGATCGGCACATCGGTCGCCGTCCAGCTGTCAGCCGCGGGGGCGCGGGAGCGGGGCGTCCAGGAAAGGGTGATGTCGCCCGTGGGCTCGGCCGTCGCCCCGAGATGCACGGGCGCGAAGGGCCGGAGCGATATGCCCGATGGCGTCAGGGACAGCATTGAGTAGCTCGGATCCGACACCGGCCTTGTCGCGGGCCCCACGGCGAGGTTCCATGGCAGCCCGATCTCGCCGGCCGTGAACGGCAGTTCCGCCACGGCCGCGTCCAGCACCACGACCCGCGCACCGGCCGGGGCCGGGTTGCCGATGGCCGCTTCCGTCCCCCGCTGGCCGCGCAGGAGCGTGGTCAGGCGATAGCGGCCGGGGGCGACGAGCGCCACATCGCGGGCTTGCAGGATTTCCCAGGCGCCGGGTGCGCTCTCAACGGCGAATGCGTTGGCGCCTGCAAAGAGCTGCAGGTCGGTGACGCTTTCAAGCTGGCCCCAGGGAAGGTCGATCTCGAGGGCCGTGCCCCGATCCCAGCGCCAGGCGGACCCCGTCGGCAGGTCGGTGACCAGCGAGCCGATCCGCGCGCGGCGGGTGATCGTGGCGAAGGACGACCATCCCGATGTTTCCGGGCTGCGCAGCACCGCAACGGTGCCCGGCCAGGGATCGGCATCGACGGCAATGAGCGGGCGCGGCGGCGTGTGGGCGCTGGTCAACTGCGGCAGGTCGAGGATCGCGACCTGCGGCGCACCGAGCGGCACCGAGCGGGCCACGGCAGCGGCGCGCGGCGCCCCCGGCGCAAGGTCGTAGGCCTCGCGGTCCTGTCGGGTCGCCTCGATCCGCCGGGCGAAGCCGTCGGCGAGCGTGGACAGGCGGAACTCGGTTGTGGCGCCGTCCGCGAACTCGACAACGTCGCCCGGGTCCAGTGCCAGCCGCGACGGCGGCAGGCTGAAGCTCGCGTGCTCGCGGCCCACCCAGGCCTCCATCAGGGCGCGGCGGCAGCGTCGCTCGGCTTCCTCGGGGGCGACGGCCACGGGAAAACTCTCGGCGGTCACGCGCACCGCGCCGGTGATGATGCGCCGGGCCTCGACCAGGGCGCTGTCGTAATCCTCGTCGGCGCGCGCCACGCTCCAGCGCAGGACCTGGGGCAGCTCGGTCTCCTGGCCGCGGCTGCGCTCGATGTCCTCGGCGTTGCCCGCCACGAGATCGCCAGGCGTGAGGGTGGCCACCGCTGCGCGCCCACGCATGACAAAGCGGATCACGCCCTCGCTTTCGACCGCATCGAAGCCGAAGTGTCGCGCAAGCATGGAGAGCGTGGTTCGCGGGCTTTCGATGGCGGTGATGGTCAGACCCTCGACCGCGCCCCAGAGGCCGGAGACGTCGATATGCGCGGCGTCCATTCCGGCCGCGAGGCAGAGGTGACGCACGAGGGCTGCGAGCGACACGGACCCCAGCCGACCGGTCAGCCAGTGGCCGAGCCGCCAGTTGTCGCCGTCCGACCACACGTCGGTGAGCGCCGGGAAGAAGGGATGCGGGCGCGCGTCCCAGGTCCAGGCCGCGCAGTCGGCGGTGTCGATCATCGGCAGGCCGGTGACGCTGGAGACCGAATTGTGCGCAGGGTCGCCCCAGTAGAGCGCGGTGGCCTCGAGATAGGCCCGCTGGATGGCATCGTCGCGCCACCCCCGCGAGAAATACGGCGCCGCGCTTTCCGAGGACTTCGGGTCGAAGAAGACGTTCGGCTGGTTCGTGCCCCGGTCGATGGCCGGACAGCCGAACTCGGTGAACCGGATCGGCTTGCTTTCCGGCACCCATGCCGTGGGCGTTCCGCTTTCCACCCCGCCGAGGCGGTCATGATGCGCGTTCGACCACCAGCTGCGCAGGTCCTTGGCGCGGAACACCCAATCCTTGCCATAGGCGCCGTCGGTGATCGGCGTGCGCAGCTGCGCGTCCCGGTCGGCATCGCTCGCATAGAACCAGTCGAAGCCCTCGCCGCCCTCGATGTTCGATTGCAGATAGGCGCGGTCGTAAATGGCGTGCCAGCCGGCTTGCGCATCGGCGTGTTCGAACCCGTCGCGCCAATCACTTACGGCCATGTAGTTGTCGATGCCGATGAAGTCGATGTTGGCGTCCGCCCAGAGCGGATCGAGATGGAAGGCAAGCGAGCTCGACGGCCGGTCCACAGTGACGGACGGGCACTCATACCATGCCAGATAGCTGCCGCCGCCTTTGGGCTCCTCCAGCTCGACCACCACACGGATCATGGCGATATCGGTGCGATCCACCGTCCAGGAGAGGCTTCTCTCCAGTGTGCCTGACCCCGACCCGATGAGATTGCGGTTTGCCAGCTGGGTGCCCGGCAAGGAGCCGGAGAGGTATCCGTCCGGGTCAATGGCGTCGAGATCAGCCTGCGTATAGCCGATCAGCTTGATCTGGTCGTTCCAAGTCAAACCGCTCGGGTGATTGGTCACAAGGGTGTCAGAATATGTCACCGTCTCGCCCGGACTTAAACCCGTGGCGTCGATGTCGATTATCAACTGGAACGTGGTCGCATACATGTCGGTCGTATACGCAACGCGCCGTCCGAGCGTGACCGCCGCCGGATCGGGGGCCGACCCGATGCTCGAATTGAGACGCCATTGGCCGTAGTCGGGCAGCAGCCTGCGAGACTGAAGAGATACCCCCGATGCCAGCGGCGCGGAGATCGCCGTGTCTGCGAATGCTGCGCTCAGCAGGTCCGTATAGGGTTCGTCTATCTGGTGGTTGTTGTATTCCGACCAGTCCGCCGCGTAGCTGATCTTCGTGGACGGCCCGAGGATCGCGTGCACATCGGCGGCGAGGCTCTGAAGCTGTGCCACGGCCGGATAGCCTCGCTCGCAATTGCGGATCTGCGTGAGCCCGCGAAGCTCCGAGCCGATCAGGAACGCATCGACCCCGCCGGCCGCCGCGCAGAGATGGGCGTAATGCAGGATCATCCGCCGCCAGCCCCAGTCATTGCCGCCGGTCCAGGAGACGGTTTCGCCCGAGACGGCGAAGTCGGAGATCTGCGCGTTGCCGAAGAACGCCGCGACCTGGGCCTCGGCCGTTGCCGTCTTGTCCACCGAGCCCGCAAAGCCCGCCGCAGGCGAACAGGTGATCCGCCCGCGCCATGGCAACGCCGGCTGGCCGATTGCGGCGGCGTTGTCGGAATATGGGTCCGGCAGCGTGTTGCCCTCGGGGACATCCATGAGAAGGAACGGATAGAAGGTCACGCGATAGCCCCGCGCCTTCAGCTCCTTGATCGCCTGCACAACGGCCGCGTCGCTCGGGGTTCCGCCATAGACAGGACGCCCCTCGGCATCGGTCGAAACGAGATGCGCCGAGGCGCGGTCCAGCCCGTTCACCTGCCAGACCTGTGGCGTCGTGGTCTTGGTGGCGGTCTCGACGCCCGGCTTGATCTGGCAGCGATCACAGCGCAGATCGTCGCCGAACCACGAGACCACCAGCGACACGCTTTCAACCCCCGGCGCCAGTGCCTCGAGCCGGTCGAGTGAAACCAGAAAGTCGGCCCGGTCGGTCTCGGCATGCACGTTCTCCGGCGTGGTCTTCGCGCCTTCGGTCCGCATCACCGGCTCGGAGGCATGGACGAACTCGCCCGCGCCGGGGATCATGGTGACCGCCCGGATGGCGCCTTCGGCGGTGTCCGCGTCGGCTACGGGCGCGAACACCTCGAAGGAGAGCTGCGGAATGCGGTTGCCGAATGGCGTGAGGTCGAGTTCCTCGAACACCACGTAGGCCGTGCCGCGCCAGGCCGGCGCGCCCTCGGACCCCATCTTCGCGGCGATGAACGGGTCCGCCGCCTGCGCCTCGTCGCCCGGATACCAGCGCCAGGTGATGGTGGACGTATCCAGAAGCTCGCCATCGGCCCATATGCGGCCGATGCCGGTGATCGGGCCATCACACAATGCCACGGCGAAGGAAGCGGTGTAGCTGTATTCGGTGGTGGTGACGCTCGGCCCACCGCCCTTGCCGCCGCCTTGCGTGGTGGTGCTCACATGCTCGGTAAAGTCGGTGGCCCAGATGATGTTGCCACCCAATCGCATACGGCCGAAGACGCGCGGGATCGTGGCGCCTTCGGTGGCGGAGGTCACCTGCAGGCTGTCGAGCCTTGCGCCCTCGTATCGCTGGTCGGGCTGGAGCGCGCCCACGATCCAGCTGTCCACGACCGAGCCGGCCATGGTGCCGATCGCCCCGCCGATGGTGGCGGCCGAGATACCGAGGACGGCGCCGCCCACCGACCCGCCGATGGCGGCGCCGGCGGCCCCGAGAACGAGCGTGGCCATGGTCAGACCTCGTCAGGAAACAGGAAGGCGAAGGCGAGGCGCCGCCGCCAGGATCGGGTGAAGGGTTCCTCGATCACGCCCAGCCGCTCGCGGGCGTGGATGAGAGTTCCGTTGTCGGTGAGAATGCCCACATGCTTGGCGATGGCCCGTTCGCGCATGCGGAACATCACGAGCGCGCCGGGTGGCGGATCATCCGCCGCCACCTCGATCATGCAGCCGCGGGCGCCCTCGGCGAGCACTTCGACCGGCCCGGCCTCGCCCCAGTCGCGGCTGTATGGCGGGATCGGAAAGGGCTCCGGCCCCACCACCTCGCGCCAAATGCCGCGCGCAAGCCCGAGGCAGTCGCAGCCGACGCCCCTGACGCTTTGCTGGTCGTGATAGGGCGTGCCGAGCCAGGCGCGGGCCGCAGCGATCACCTTCGCCCGAGCGGCAGGGCGATGGATGAAGCCCGCCATCACAGAACGCTCCCGTCATTGGCCCGGCCTTGGGAGGCGTAGCGCAGCACGGTGTCATTGCCGGGGATATGGGGGAAGCCCCGGAAGTTGACGGTGTTGGCAAAGCGGTCACGGCAGGTGGCAAAGGCCTTGTCGCAGCCGGCGCGGATGGTGAAGGCGTCGTTTGCGGCGATGGGACTGCCGGGCGGCTCCAGCAGCGTGATGACGGCCTCGCCGGTGGCGGCCAGTTCGTGGCGTTCTACCTCCACCTTCCGGCCGGCATTGGCGCCGCTGTCCCAGGTCAGCGTGCCGAAGCTGAACAGCCCCGCCGCGAAGCCGGAAAGGCCGGAAGCCGAGAACACCCGGTCGCGCAGTGGGACCGCGACAGCACCCGTGCCCTTCCAAGCCGCGTTCTCGAGATCGATGCCGCAGCGCCCGTCGCCCAGCACCGCATCGCAGCCGGCCTGGAAGCTTCGTCCCACGGGCTGATCCAGAACGTGCGCGAGGCTGCGCATCTCGGCGGTGAAGGCCACGCGCCCGCGCCGGATCTCGCCGATGGCGCCCCGGCGCATCAGCACGCGCTGGCTGGTATCCTGCCAGTTCACCCGCCAGACATCGACCGCCGCCCCGTCCCAGAGCCCGGCGGCGATGTCGGCCTCGGTAATGGTGCCTGACCGCAAAACGCCCTCGGCGTCCTGCGCATCGACCGCGAGATCGCCCGAAGCGCGCAGCTCGGAGGCCGCAAAGCCGCTTTCCGGCTCGAAGAGGGTAGCCTCAAAGCTGAGCGACCGGTCGTGATCGGTGAAACCGAACACCTGCCCGTCGGCCCGGGTGATCCGCCAGCACCACGCAAGCGTCGTCGTGCCCTCGTCGAGATGGGCCTGCAGTGCGGGTGAGAGGGATTTCATCGGCAGGTTCCCGTCATGCGGTCATCGAGATCGGCGATCCAGGTCGCCCATGCAGGTGGCACGGTGGCGACAGTCGCCGCAGGTGGCCGTGCCAGCCGTGCCTCGGCATAGGAGGCGCAGCCCGCATCACCAGTGACCATCGTTGCGGCGCAGCCGCTGAGCAGGATCGCCAGCGTTGCGGCCGTCGCGCACCGCCTTGCGGCCCGCATCCAGCCGCTCTGAGTGTTTGCGAAATGCATCTTGATATGCCTCCTCTCGTCCGACTCGCCTGCCTTCTGCTCGACCAAGCAGGCGACCTATGAAGACACCGCCCACGGCAGCTGCCGCGCCGATGATCCAGATCAGAAGTTCACTCATCACCCCGGAACCCCCTCTCGATCCGGTCGCGCAGGCCGATCAGGCCGAGGCCGAGGAAGATCAGCCCGGCGGGCGAGGCGTCGCCCGAGCCGGCCAGCAGCGCGACCAGGCGGGAAAACTCGCCAACCGGGCCGGTGGCGGGCAGCGTGACGGAGGCGATGCCGGTCAGCATGGCGAGCAGCCCCGCCCACCAGGTGAGCGAATTGGGTCGGATGTAGCGCATGGGGATCAGGCCCTCCGTATCAGTGTGGAAAAGAAGGACGCCAGCCGGGCGAACCAGTTGGGTGGCGGGACGGGGGACGGCTCAAGCATTGGGGACCGAAGTAGATCCAAAGCCTCGTCCTCTCTGAGCAGCCGGATCGGCAGGGACAAATCTACGCGGCCCTGCGCATCCACCGACCAGACCGGGATCGGGCCGCCCGTGTAGCTGCCCTCCCGGAACAGGTCACGCTCGGCCTCGCGGCGGGGGATGATGGACGCGGGCTTGCGCCAGTTCAGAAACGCGTTGGCGGCGGCAACGCGATTGCCGGCGTTCAGGTGGCAGGTGAGCGCTGCCCGCGCAATGCCGCCTGTGTTGTAGTGGAAGCTCACCAACGCATCGAACTCGTGCTGGGCGAGCGGGACGGTCACGGCATCTGCGACATCGCGCTCGTAGCGGGCCAGATCAGCGCGGAAGACCCGGAACGCCTCGCGGATCGCCGCGTCCAGGTCTGCGGGCATCCCGCGCGGCATGGTGGCCGGATCGGGCGGCCCGGCGGCTGCCGTGTGGCCGATGCCGAAGGTCCAGGTGCCGGTAGAATCGCGGTAGGGCCCGGGCACGATCCCCTCGTGCCGGGCAAGGGCCAGAAGGCCCCGGTCGGTCATGTGCATGGGGTTACCTTGTCTTATGAAGACGGGAGGTTCCGTGGTTAGAAGGGAACCACTGCCCGCCACGCCATTGATGGCGGGCAGTGGCGGCGGTTGGATCGAGGAGGCCTGGGTCTTCAGGACCGTTTCTGAGTAGGATCGACCGCCGCCTTCACCATGGGCCTGAACGGATACGCGTGTTTGAGCCACGCATGACAAGAATAGGACTGGCGAAGATGACGGAGCATAGCATCGGGATCGACATTTCCAAATCCCACCTCGACGTTTTTCATCTGGAGACGCAGACGGCGAAGCGGTTCGAGAATTCGGCGTGCGGCTTTCGCGCCCTGCGCAAATGGCTATCG